GTACACCTATGTTGAATACTAAGAGAGGTGATTGAAATGTTAGTTGAAGAAATGATAACTCCAACCAGAGTACATCACTACTCTGATGCAGGCATGATGATACGCCAAATTGAGACAGGCATACTGTACGAAGATGCCGTTGACAATGTGCCGTGTAAGTATATCTATGAGGAAACCGATGAACCGATAGTCGAAGTGGAAAGAGAGGGAGAAAATGAGCAATTCTAAGTTGGCAACATGGAAGTGGTAGTGCGCCATACAATTAAGTAAATTTCATCGATACAATTAGAACCGAGGTGAAAAAACAAATATGAGTTTAAAAGTATTTGAAAATAATCAATTAGTAGATATTAATGGAATAAGTGTCTTTAAAAAGACAGAAAAAATAATTCCTTATCTCGATGGAAAAACAAGATTATGGATAGAGATACCTAATGATGACAAGACGGTACATTTAAGGTTGGGTGTTGCTGGTACGGCTACAATCAATTGGGGAGATAACACAGCTACAACCACTATTACAGGTAGTAATGTAAACACTTATCAGATTAACGACCATGCTTATAAAAGTGGTGGCAGGTATACAATACTTATTGAAAACACAGGAAATATACAATTTGGTGGAAATAGCTCTGATGGCTCTTTGATATTTGTTTCTGACACTTTATACACTATGAATCAGTCACGGTACGCATATGCTAATCGTATTATTAGAGGTATAGAAATTGGTGACAATACATGGTTGGATGTTTGCGCAATTGATAAATTATCAATAGAAATGCTTGCTGCCTATGGTAGAAATATAGTATACAATACCACACAAGGTACTTGTTCTGTATTATCACTGTATACGGCTACAGATTTTGATGTAGATATTTCTAATGCACGTTCAATTGTCTTTGGAAACGCAAAGGAAACGTTTCCGTCAAATAGATTAACTACTTGTTACAAGGTTACTGATGTTGTTATACCTGCCAATGTTACTTCTATGGGGAATGGTGTATTAAGATATAACTTCTTTAAAACTGTCACATTTCAACCAATAATACCGCCTACATTATCCAGTGACAATCTTTTCTCAGATGCAGACCCAAAAAGATTAACAATAAAAGTTCCAAGAGGTTGTCTTGAAGCATATACATCTGCACAGTATTATCCTGACCCCAACATATTTACTTATGAGGAATATGACCCCTAATTTGATAGTATAAAAGAAAATTTTATTTAATATACAAAGACCGTTGACTAAGATTGATAACAGTCATATCAAACAAAAAGAGGGTAGAATCATCTGCCCTCTTACTTGTTATAAAGAACAGAGGTGAAAATTTTATGGTACAACTTAATCAGCAAGGAGATAAGAAAAATCAGAATGAACTCTTTTTAACAGGAACTTCTTCTGATGAAAAGCCAATGAAAATAAATGGCAGTTATCCTCCGCAGTTTTCAATGTTTTATGAAATTGATACAGGGGTGTGCTATATATTTGACTATGAAAATAAAGAATGGGTAACTTCTGATGGGGCAAGTTATATTCCCGAAGGAGCTGCCACAACATTTGTTGTAAAGATAATTCAAGACGAAACAACTGGCGAATGGAAAATTTATAATAATGGTGGAACTATAACTACAATACAGTATGATAGTGAGCCTACAGCAAATTCTAAGAATTTAGTTAACTCAGGTGATTTGTATACTTACATACAGAATCATTCAGGTGGTGGTGGTTCTACCGAGGGCGTTGGTAGAAAGAATCCTAATGTAACTGGTGCAGAAGAATTTAATCAGTATGGCGCAGACTATAGAGCGCAGGGAACATACTCTCATGCCGAGGGAACAAGCTACGCAGTAGGTGACTACTCTCATGCCGAGGGTGATAATTCTGGTGCAGTAGGTCTATCTTCTCATGTTGAAGGACATGGTAATACAGCGCAAGGTGACTACTCTCATGCTGAGGGGTGGGCTACAAATGCACTTGGTATGTATTCTCATACCGAGGGTAAGTCAACACGAGTAACGGAAGGCAATATAGGCGGTCATGCCGAAGGCTTAAATACATTGGTTGATGGAAATTATGCTCATGCAGAAGGTGATTACACCAAAGCTAACGGAGATAATTCTCACGCAGAGGGTAATGGGGCTATAGCTGATGGTGATTACTCTCATGCAGGAGGTCATTTTACCCACGCTACCAATCAGAACCAAGTTGCTATCGGTGAATTTAATGAACCCAAAACTGACACAACTAAAAACTATAGATTAGGAACGATTGTTGAAATTGGTAATGGTACATCGTCAGCACGTTCTAATATCGTTGAAGTGTATTATGACAAGGTAAATATCAATGGTGAGATTTACAAAAACGGACAACCTCTATTTGGTGGTTTGTCATTTGTAAAATGCACACAAGCCGAATATGATGCTATTGCAACTCCTGACCCCAATACGGTTTATATTATTGTGGGGTGATTAAATGGTATTAAATAACGTTGACAATATTATGCTTGGTAGTGATGAGGTTGACAAAATTTATTGTGGTAGTAATGTTATTTGGGAACGTGAGAGTAGTATACTGCCAGCAGGATATACCCAAAAAGAATACTTGCAAACAAGTGGCGCACAAGCCATTGATACAGGATATACACCGCAGACTGATGTACTGCAAATCGAAACGCAGTTACTATATAATAGCCAACCAGATAAAGCGATTGCACAATCAAGATTGTTTGGGTTTTGGACGTATAATTCACAACTGTATGTATATACTAATTCCAATTCAAACGCACTTTTTTCTCCCAGTTTATCAGTGCAGAGTAATACAGTTTATACTCTTATTGCTAAAAATGGGGCAAGTCAAAAGCTATTACAAATTGATGAAACACGATTTACAAATGACAGTGCCGCACAGGTTACAGATACAAACAATCCCATTTATCTTTTAGCAGGCAAGTATTCAAACGCACAGCCTATTTCAAATTTCGACTATTTCTACACAGGTAGAATGTATTATTGCAAGATATACGATGATGGCGTTTTGGTTCGTGATTTTATACCTGCGGTTAGAGATAGTGATAGTAAGGCAGGATTTTATGACCTTGTAACAAATCAGTTTTTCACTAACGCAGGTACAGGCGCAGACTTTACAACAAATTAAAGCAAGTTAATTATACCTAAAAGAAAAAAGAAAGGAGGGGATTGTACTTGTCTAAACGTAGTACAGTATATAATAACATAACATCTCCTGAAAAGATAGCAAAAATAAATCCTGATAACATATCATTAATGAATGATTTCTTAGAATATCTTCATTCGGTCGATAGAGCAGCTACGACTATTAAGCAATACGAAGCTAACATAAAAGTTTTCTTCTGTTGGAATCTTGAACATAATCAGAATAAATTCTTTGTAGATTTAACTAAAAGAAACATAGCTAAATTTCAGGCTCATGCTCTAAACGAATGGCATTGGTCGCCTAAAAGAATCCGTACAGTCAAAGCCACATTATCTTCACTTTCCAACTTTGTTGAGAATATCTTAGATGATGAATATGAGGGGTATAAGCCGATAGTAAACAAGATTGAATCCCCCGAAAACGTAACTGTCCGTGAAAAGTCTGTGTTTACCGAAGATGAATTGCAAAAGCTATTAGATTATTATGCTCAAAAGGACGATTGGTACAATACACAGAAAGCGTGTTTGCTTGCGCTTGCTATGTATAGTGGCAGACGTAAGGCAGAGTTACCACGTTTCAAGGTAAGTTATTTTGCTGACGAAAATCTTATTTGTGAGGGTGCATTGTACAAGACACCTGAGCAGGTCACTACTAAGGGCAGAGGAAGTCATGGTAAGATGTTAGACTTGTACACCCTTGCCAAGCCATTCAAGCCTTATCTTGATAAATGGTTATCTGCAAGAACAGAGTTAGGAATAGAAAGTGAATGGCTATTTCCTAAGATTAATCGTGATGGTGTATGTGTTGACGAAAAGATTGAAACTAATACAATTGATTCATGGGGTGATTCGTTTAATACGATATTATCAAAGAAGTTAGGAATTGAAACTAAGTTCTATTGGCACTCAATGAGACATTATTTTGTTACTGCTCTTGCACGAAATAATGTTCCTGACGATGTTATCAATGAAATTGTTGGTTGGAGTAAAAATGGTGGAAGTGCGATGGTGTCTGTGTACAAGGACATTGATACTTCTGAAAAACTTGAACAATATTTTGGGAAAGAAGGAATCAAAAAAGTTGAACAAAAAGGCTTAAATGATTTATAAAAAGCAATTGATAGGAGATGAGCAATCTGTCACTTAAATATAATGTCAATGGTATTTTAAAAACGGGATTTGAAATTACCTATGATGATTGTGTAGTTCTTTATACTCAATTTATAGAAAAACACAATCATTATCCAAAGCAAAAAGAACAGACTGTCGCAAATAATGTTCCTCATAGTAAAATTCTTCAACGTGTTCTATCAGAGAAAAAATTATTATTGAGTGATTGGCAAGTTCAATTTGGTAAAACAGGGGTTGTGCGTAGCGACCCCTGTTTTTATAATGTGTATTTAGAAAGATACAAGCAGAATGGTAAGGATATGCGTACTGAGCAGTTCAAATATAAGACTAAACAATTCTTATATTGGCTATTAGAAAATTCTAACGAATCTAACGAAAGCGCATAATTATGTAAATGATTTGTAATTAAAATAATTTAAGGGATATACAATTTGAGAACAATTCTCATTTGTATATCCCTTATTTTTTACGATTTTAAACTTCGGTTCTTGAAGTTAGATTGCGTACACATCACCGCCCTTGTATGCTTAGTGTTCTTACATTGTTATAAGTTCCGAGTAAGGTAATGATTCAATCCATTCACAGAAGGCGTGCCATTCGTCAAGTTTGTGATTCTTTCTGCTATGGTATATATTTCTCAGAACTGCATAGTTAGCTTGCCATGTGGCTTTCTGATTATAGCTGCTCGGAAGAAGCTGTATCATCTGCCACCATAAATCCTTCTTCTCTTTAATGCCAAACTTAGTTTCAAGTTCTTCTTCATGCCCGTCATAGTCAAGATAAAGTTCTCTGGCAGCGTTTAATGCTTCGATTGTTTCGGACAATATATCAAGATGAATAGCGATTAAATGTTCATGTGAGAAGTCATCAAGAGCAAATTCCTTAGAGTGTATCTTATGCATGGTGCTACAACTATTGCGTACAGTGCCTACCTTATAAGTATCAGCTTCTTTCCACCAGTACATAGGTGCAGTAATATCTACAGATACATTTATCATACGCATAAACTTAGAATGGTCTGACCCACCCTTGACAAGTTGTTTCATAAGATTAAAGTCATTTTCTCCGATAATAAATTTTCTAATTCCGTATTCTGGGAAAAACCCCATCTCACTGTCTGACTTATCCCAACTATTCATGGGATTCCTCATACCACGAATAGCAGCTTCCCAACCAAACACTTCTGTATTTTCTATTTTAATCATATTCATTCCCCCAAACAATCATCATTATCGTTACATTCACAATCGTCGCAATCGTCATGTGTATCATATTTATTGTATATATCATAGCAAGTGTTGCATACATAAAAACCATGAGATACACAACAGTCTATTGCGTGTATTGGTTTTCCACAATTTGCACAAACCATATTATCACACTCCTGTACTACCAAATCCACCTGACCCTCTTTCAGTTTCGTCAAGTTCTTCTTCTTCATTAAAATGTACTGCAACATAAGGAATAAACACAAGCTGTGCTATTCTATCTCCATGATGGACGTATGCTGTCTTGTTTGAATGATTGTGTAATGCTACAATGTATTCTCCGTTATAGTCTGAATCGCAAACCACTTTGTTACCCTATGGGCTTTTTATCCCATAGTTCTTACACTTGTTATTCGTGTAAGGTCGGCGTACATTTTCATCTCTTTTAATTCTTTTAATCTGAGATGTCGGACACTCTTGGAGGGATTATATTTATTCACCCTCTACGCTCTACAATACTGAATAGCCTTACGCAATCTATTCAGTTATCTCGGTATTAGCTTTCCAGCTTTCACCGATTTTGCCCGATTTAATGTCGGCATTTGAATAAATAAAAGTAGATGTTTCCAGTAATAAATCATCTATCGTTATGTTTTTTAAATGAGTATTTATATTTTAGTGGTATCTACCGACCTTATTCGCAGGTGCTAATCCACTCTTTGTTGCCAAACCGCTTCTTGGGAAGATAGCACCAAATGTTCCCTTTGGTGCAGCAATAGCTACTCCTGTTCCTATCTTAACAGTTTCATGTGGCTTAATTTCAAACATTCTATTATCTGAGATATAAGCGTACAGGTCGTACCCTGCCGCTTCTTCACTTCCTCTTGTTGGGATAATACTATCTTCATGAAGTTTCTTAATTTTTGCATTAATCATTATACAATATCTCCTTTAACTTTGCATCATAAATATCATAATAAACATATGGAGCAATAACAGCATCATGATAACGGTCGAAATGATTATGCATAATTTGCTCTACCTTATTATATAAATCTTCTATGTTGGTGTCGTTCTTAACCACAACGTCTATCCAATTCTCTATATCAAACTGATTAAACTCTACAGCATCATGCTCAATTCGCTTTAATGCTCTCGGTATCAATCCTGCCTGTGTGTCCTGTCTATTGACCATATAGTTGAATCTGTCAACCACATCACAATCAATATAGATGGATATAAGCGGTCTTGTATTCTCATACTTATTAACATAATCAGTCTGTAACATTTTCCAACCTGTCATATCAACAACATACAGGCTATAGCTTTCATCTTCAAGCATAGATTTTGTAACAGCATATCTATTACCATCTGTTTCTGCATAGGCTATAATATCTTCCAGCTTATCAAACTCAGAATCAGATACAAACGTATGACCCTTTTCGTTTTCATACCTCGGCTTGCGTGTAGTGTATGAGGGTATCTGATTTAGCTTTAATGTCTTTTCGAGCATATTGCATATCGTAGTCTTACCACTTCCCGACTTGCCAATAATACAGAACAGCGGTGCTTTTGTCATATCCATGTTATTATCTCCTTTCTTAATCACATGATTCACCTATCATGCAAATTACATAATATTTGTTTTCTTCCTTGCTATATGTCAATCTACAGCCGTAGAATCCATAGCCTGGTACGATGCTTGCAGGCAACATTTCTAATACTTCCTCGGTCAAATCCTTATAAGGAAGAATAGACAAATGTTCATATTCACGTTTAGTCAACGTTAATCTTATTTCCCTCATGGAGTTGCATCTACTCCTTCCTTTATCGCTCTAAGCTGTTCTACTGCATTGACAAGTTCTTTTACAAAGATATCCAATTCCTCATATGTTGTTTCTCTTGACATTGATATCCTTATAGTACCATGTTCATAATCCGCTGGTAGATAAAACCGTTTAAGAATAGGGCTTATTTCAAGTGACTGGCTATGACAAGCTGTGCCTGTCGAAATGCAAATACCCTTGCTGTCAAGCATGGCTCTTAGTGTATCACCCTCTACGTCCTTAATAGAAATGCTTACAATATTAGGAACGTGCCAATAAGGATTTATGATATTGGTCGTAAAATCATCTAAGACTTCGTTGAGTTCATGTACCAGATATTTTCTTTTGTCGCACATACTGCCCTCAGCGGAATATGAGAATTGATATCTCATAGCGGCATCTGCCATAGCTACTATGCTTGCCACATTCTCTGTGCCAGAACGCAAATTGTGTTCCTGCCCTCCACCGACAATATCAGACCTAAATCTTTTAGGGTCTTTAATATAAAGAACACCAACTCCCTTTGGCGCATGAAGTTTATGACCACTAAATGTAGCAAAGTCAACATCAAGGTCTTTAAGGTCAATAGGTATATGACCCCATGCTGCTGTCATATCGCATAGGTACATATCATTTGTTTCATGAACAGCGTGTGCTATATTACCGACAGGAAAGATATATCCAGTTTCACTATTAACGGCTTGCCAGCAAACAAGATTAGATTTCCAGTTCCAATCTCCAGCATTAAGTCTGTTTGTAATTACTTTAATAATATCATCATCATAAAGGGAAAGTGGTGTATCAAGTTCGATTTTCCCTTGACAACTCGGATGCTCAAATGGTGAATAATATGATTTTAAACCAAAACTGCGTATCACAATATTGTTACTCTCAGTAGCACCACTTGTGAAGAATATCTGCTCAGGCTTTGCATTGACTGTTTTTGCAAATTGCTTTCTTGCATACTCAACTGCTTCTCTTGCCTTTCTACCTAACCTATAACTTGCGCTCGGATTACCGTAACACTCAGTTAAAAAAGGTATCATTGTTTGCAATACAGCCTGTGTCACTCTTGTTGTAGCTGCGTTATCAAGATAAATTGTTTCCAACTTATTATCACTCCTTTGTATATTGGTCTAATTCTAAAGGCGACTTAGCTTTGTGCTTGGTGTATATAAGCTGTTCTCCGTCAACCTTATATAGCTTGTACACATATTCTTCCTGGTATTTCCCCATTTGCTTTGAAGCTGTCACAACGTATGTTACCTTGTCATCTTGACCGATGTAACGTAAGCGTAGCATCTCACCACGAGGAATCTGATTTGGAATATTCACTTGTTATCACCACCTGATATAATTAGTATGATTTATCATTATGATATTTTGTAAAACAAAAAAGAACAAGTAGGAATAATCGTTCTTTACATTATTAGTATATCACGATTTGTCCTACTTGTCAAGAGTTTCAGAAAAGATTATATAGAATTTAATATAAAATTTATCTTTTATTCATACTTTATTTTGAACGCCATATATGGTATCAATAGAACAACTGCACACTATATACGGTATATTAATTATAGACATTAATCTTCTTTTTCGACAATCTCTTTGAGATACCAATGGTCAAGCATTTCGCATATATTCCACAGTTCGTACCATATTCTTTGGATATCTATATCCTTGATAAACTCAAAAGGTCTGCTGCCGACAAAACGTAAGTCGCCACCGTCCTCATTCCAATGATAAGTAGCAAGAACTATTGTATGAGCGATTCCTCTTTCGTCATAATTAGTATATGTTAGTTCTACATATGGTAAGGTTTCACCTGTTAAATCATGGTCAACTGACCTTACTGTATAATTACCATACGTCCATTTCATCGAAAATTTATTTTTAGGTGCTTTAATTATTCTGCTCATTGGTTTAACTCCTTAGAATTTTATATCAGCAAATTCAATCTGCTTGCATAACAGCTTGTGGCAAACGTATATGCTCTGAAAGTTTGGTGAATTAAGTTGTCCCTTATCTTTTGCAATAAACTTCATACGCCCCTGTGGAACGAACATTTGTATATCGTTGCGTTTGAACATATCATATCTTTTCTTGTTATCAAAAAGACCATTAAAATTCATTACCATCGCAAAGGGAATATCAAACTCATATAGTCGCTCAAATATAGCATCTCGTTTACTAAATGGGGGATTTGATACAATGCAGTCTATATTGTCTGGTGGATTCTTATACTCAAAGAAATCCTCTCCTGTTGAAATGTGACCATGTATAACATTAAAACCTTCCTCTTTTAGTATCTTTACAAAATTACTTTCAGCGGTATCAAACGGACACCATATATTGTGCATATTATTTCTATGTAGTATTGGTATTATCATCTGTACTACGGGGGGGGTAGAATAGTATTCGTCACCGTGTATACTTTTCTTTATTTGAGTGCTAAAACTTTCCATATTATATTTCACCTTTCCATTTAAATAATTTTTCAACTGCCCTGCTCTTATCATTTACCTTAATACTTCTGCTTACTTCTTTTTCCCATACACACTCAAAGTCATTGAGCAGCTTGTCGTTCTCATTTGTTCTTGGGATAATTACTCTTGCTTCAAGGTATGTGTATATCTCACCTGACCTTGTAAGTTTATTGGGATTAGTTCTGACTTCACATGAAAGAATACGACCCCATTGTCTCTTTCCATTTATATCTTCACCAATGACTCCGTTTCTCCCAGCGTATAACTTAGCCATATCATGTAAGGCTGATACACTGAAACGTTCGTAATCTCTATCTGTTTCATTATCAGCAAGGCGTACTGTAATTATAGTATTGTTTTCTCTCATGATGCTCATTTCCTTTCCTTGTTCAGCCATTCTTGCAGACATTTCTTGCAGTCACCGTTGCACACTGCGCCGTTGCCTTTAAAAACATCTACAATACAAAAATCCTCATTCATCGTTTCGCCGTAATCAGATATTCTACACAATAAATCATACAGTGCCATGCTTTGTAACCACTCACGGTTTTTCATTATTAGTCACCTAACCTTTGTAAAACGTCCACAGTGACATTCTCCTTCGCAATCTTGATTTCTAAATTCTTTACAAGGACATTTAGTGTCTTGATTTTTTATTAATGCGCAAGGACAATAGCCCTCGTTGTCTTTAACAGACTGTGTCACTTCTGTATATTTTCGCATATCACCTACAGGTTGAATTTTTAAATTATCCATAATATCAACTTATCCTTTCTGCATACTGATTATTGCTCGTAAGCACTACTCCAAGTATTTCGTTATAATACTCTGGCGCATTAGGAATATATCGACCAAACTTAATTATTATATTTTGTCGTTTTTTTAATTCTGTTATAATCGAAGGTATCTCATGAGGATAATACCCTGTGTAAATTATAAAATCATCATAACATTTGTGATTTCTGAAATGGTCAATTAAATTAATTATCTTTCCTGCCATAGTCATTGGTTCTAAACCGCCTATTACTATTGCCTTAGAAATGGGATTATGAATGTACCTATTGAATATTTCATCAATAGGTACTTCAATATCTTTTTCTTGTGCAAGTTTTGAATTTTGGCAAACTGATATTGGAATATTAGATTCTATACAACACTTCCAGTCACAATGACCAAGAGCAATAAACATAGATATATATTTATAATTTATAAAGTCCTCGTCAATAATACCTTTAATCAGCATTTATCTTTTCCCACTTTCGCATCTTGTATTCTGCATTACGTTCCTTACCCCATGTCTTGACAGGAGTATAAAACCCAACAACTCTTGTGTACTCTGTGGCAATTGGCTTTCCACATACAGGACAAGTAGTGCCATAGAACGCATGATTATCTTCACAAGCCTGTATTTTAGTATTATAAGCAAAGTAAGTAACACCTGCATCGGCAATATATTCTGTCATTTCGTAAGCATTTTGAAAACTCTTGAATGGAGAATCAATATTACAATGAAGTATACTACCACCATTACAAAACTTGTCAAACATAGCTTGTATGCGGATTCTTTCTTGTAAAGTGGTAGTAATACCTAACGGAATAAACTGATTACCATACAAAGGTAAATCATAAATATTAGCATTTGGATAAAAGAACTTATCTTTTTTCATTAACTTAGACGCTGCTGATTCTGCTGGGATTTGTTCTGTGTTTATCATATAATCACACTGATTCTCTGCAATAAATTTATCTGCAACTGTACGCATTGTATCAAAAATGCGCTTGCCAAATTCCGCAGCTTTTTCATTGTAGTAAGTGTTACCGAATTTATCCATATAAGTATAACCAAATTTCTTCATTGTTTCATAGATTCCTATGAATCCTATAGTATTGTAAAGGTGTTCAAAATCAATTAGACCATAAGTAAAGTTTGGTAACAATCCCTTATCAACATCTCTTTTAATTATTTCTCTAACAACGTGTAATGCTCTTATGTTTACAAGAGTACGCTTTTTTAATTCCTCAATATATTCATCTTCCGAATTAGTGTCAAGAGCAAGTCTTGCCAAATTAATAGTTGACACCTTAATAGAGCCTACTTTAAGTGCAGTACCACCAATAGAATTAAAATAACCTAAATCACGAATAGATGACTTTAATCGACAACAATTAGAAAGACTTGATACTGTATCATCAATAAATAAGTTGCTATCAGACCATTTCATATTATGTTTGATAGCCCACCTTGCAAAGTCATCATCTACGAACTTGCCATTCTGTCTAAGTAAAGAAATTGAATTGACAGGGAAAGTAAACATATTTTCTGAACGTATATCTGACATAACTTTCATATATATCTTTTGGAAAGCTATAATATCTTCCTCATAGTCTATCATAAAAGAGCCGTCAGGAAACTCCGCACCACCAAAGAGTGCTTCAAAGTAAGGTCTATCAAAAACGGAAGTATTAGTAAAAGCGGATTGTTGACCCGTATTATCCTATATTTCTATAGGCACTGACTATTTTTTACTACCTTTTTATAGGGTAGCACCTCTCTTTTGAGCAACGTACCAATAGTTGCTCTACTCTCCTTCACGGAGATAGTCGATACAGGCTTCAAATCAGTTGTTTGGACGTAAGGGATATGTTAATCCTTTACGTTTATATAATTTTGTATGACCACTCTTTATTCCAATGATAATGTTACTTTGAACATTATATTTTTTGGCAATTTTACCAATAGACATATCACTATTTATTAATAAGTCTATTATTTCAGTCACATCATCATAAGAAAGTTTTGGTCTATTGCTTGTATTGGCACATTCTCTTATTGGATATTCTTCATTGACACATCTATGATACATACCCTTATTAATTCTTGAAATAGCCCTTGCTTCAACATGATATTGAGCGGCAATTTCTTCGTAAGAGAGGTATGTATATTTTAATGTATTAATGATTTCTTTAGCTTCTTCATTAGACAGTTTGCCACAATCATTAGGCTTCTTCCTAATCGGATAAGTTATATTCACCTGTCTATAAGAAACACCCTTGTTAATATTTACAAGTGTATCAGTGGATATATTGTATTTTTTTGAAAGCTGCCTATAACTCAAATCAGAATATTCTAAATCGTATATTATACCTTGAACGCCAAAATCATCAAGTTTAGACTCAGGGTGAGAAGTTCCTGAAAACACAGGAGGTTCTTCGCCACCTTTTTGAATATTATATCCATTTGGTCTAATGCAATTATATTGTTCAATCCAATATTGTTCACGTTCGTTATAGTTTTCAATATTGCTTTCAAGTATCTCAAACCAAAAATGTTTTTTCCCATATTTTTGTATAGCCTTTGCAACTAAATCATTATCAACAAAAGCAGAACTTGGCTTACAATGAGCTTGATAACGTTTCTTTACGTCAGTTGCTTGTCCAATATAAACTTTATCATTAATGTCATTTTTAATAATATAAATACTCTTCTTCATTTTGCACCTCCTTTGCATAATATAATATCAACTGATTTGATTCCCACGAGATTACCTTGCGCCATCCGCAAAGCGTTTAGGCTTCCTCGTTAGCTGTGTATATAACACAACCCCGCTGGTTAGCGGAAAAGAAGTGAATGGACAATCTTATTTATCCCTTACGCATGGTTGGTTGAGTGCGTATATAAAACGCTGTATGTTTTGTCTCGCATAACTATCAGCCTGTCCAGAAGTTTTTATGCCTAAGTAATCATTATCTACATCTTTCTTCCAGAAGTAATACATATAAGGAATCAGATTAGGTAAGCCACAAGCCCCCGAAGTTCTATTACTTGCGAAGTTTATATATTCCTTTACAAAATCTATAAAGGTAGTAAGATGTTTGGGTGGTTTAGGATTAAAAGTATCACCTAAGAAATATAATCCTTTTTCGGCTAACTCCTTTAAGTCGTATGCAAAGCAATAGGATTTGAACGAAGCCGTATCTGCATCGTGCATATAAAGCTGACCTACCCACTCACGATAGAGCCAATCATTTGCTGCTTTAAATCCATAACGCTTATTATACTCATAATAAATTTTATTGTATACTAACAATTTCCTATGTGGTTTAGGCATTTCTGTAAGAAGTGTTACGATATCCTTACGCCTTACGTTACTATTACCATCAATGCTGGCATCAGCTACCGTAGGCTCGTCTATAAAATTATCTATAAAGTCGGTATATGATAATTGACCATCGTCAAAGCCGTTTAATCTTGCCATATCTGTACCGTAATCTTCTTGCAGTCTATTATATTGTGTTGTAAAATTCTTATCGAGTTTAATACTTATATTCATTGTAGCCACACTTCCTTACTGTTTATTAACCCATTCCACGCTTTCTTTGTAGTTCATAAGAACATTATCTACTTTTAAGCAAGGTACGCTTACTATTCCCATTTCCAACATTTTATTTACATCATCAACTATAGTATACTGTATGTTCTTAGAATCCAATTTCTTAGCCAACACTCTGCATTTCGGGCAGCCTGTGGAATACATAACAACTCCCACTGTTCATCACTTATCCTTTCTTATTATTCCTATTCTTATTCTTTGCCTTTTCCAATTCATAAACCATGTTTGCCCTTGACTGAGCATGATTCATTTTTATTTGAAAAGCAGTCAGCTTGATATCTTCATACCACTTGTCAAAGCCCTTCGCTCTTTCGGTCAGGTCATCGGTTTCAGCCATTAAGTTATAAATCTCTTTTGCGTACTGTTCATCAGACAAAAGTCTGTCAAATAAAAGACGAATTTTATCACCCTCTAAAACGCTCTGTGCGCTTGTCTGAGAGGTCTTTATCCTTGCCCTCATAGTTACACACCCCCTTTCAAAACTCGCTCTGTGTCGATTCTGCGTTGTCTGTGACGGTATTTTCATGCGTGTTGTGACAACCGCAATCTTCGCAACAATCTTCGCAACAATTATCTAAACGCTCAAAATATTCATAAGGAACACCGTACTTGTCATGTGCTAACTTCTTAGCCTGTTCAAGCTGTTTCTGAAACTCAACAAGTTCCTGTTCTTCGCTATCGTAATCCTCTTTATAAGACTGTGCTAAGGATTCTATTGTTTCTCGTTCTTCTCTCTTTCTTTCTTCTTCTGCTCTTTTCTTTTCTTCCTCGGCTTCTCTCTTAGCCTTTTCTTCTGCCAGCTTCTTATCTATCTCAGGCTGCTCCACAAACTTATGATAGGCTTTAAGCATACCGCCTTTATTACCCATAGCCCTCTTTGCTATAGCAGACACAAAGCCTGTATATATATCTGCTGTTTCAGGGTCTTTAGACTGAACAACAGTAGTTGTCCCATCATCGAATGTCAGCTTGGTAGTTCCCTGCTTGGGATAGAAATTGTAACTTGTAATGTTTGGCATAGTATCATTCTCCTTTACAATGTTTTCCTTACTCTTTCTAATAAATGGTGCTGTGACTGAATCAATTGCTTGCTGTATGTCAGAATTATTAAAGTCATCAAATACAACATGGTCTGCACGTTTACCACGAATCTTACCATTTTGATTTAGCGTATCTGTATAAATCTTACCATTATCTACATAAATCTTAGCATTTTGATTTAGCGTATCTATATAAATCTTACCATTATCTATATAAATCTTAGCATTTTGATTTATGTTTATATTATTAAGCATTTCTTTTACCATATTAAATGTCTCCTTAGTAACTGCGTTTTCGTCAATATGATATTTGTGTCCTATAATCACCTTTTTAGGATGCATAAAATTTCCCTCAGCATAGGTGTATTCATCCAGCGTTTCAAGTGTCGCATTTTTGTCAGCCAGATGCTTCTTACCTGTTATATCTTTATATAGCACTATATCCATATCAGGATATTTGTGCCAATTGTAACAAGTGGAATTATCAGGAAGTATATCGTAACTATTGTCTAAAATCAACATTTAATTTATTCTCCTTTAATAGTAAAAATCTTCTTTAAGTACCTCATAAATGACAGCATCATGGTACACACCATTGAACCAAGCTGTTCTACGCAGAGTACCAACTTTTCTACCACCGAACTTCTTGATAAATCTATCATACAGCTTAACAGCAGGATTATCCGCAAAAGCAAAGAACTCCATTCGCTGCGCTCCCTGCTCAAACATGGTTTTGATATTTGAAAGCACGTCTGTTAGAAAAGGTATGTTGTTTTTGTTGAATCCTATCAAACCGAAGTTTTTGAGTGACTTATTGCTATTATCGTAGTTATAGCTAAAATATCCATCAACCTCGCCATCACTGTTCAGATGAACAAAATCTCTGCGCCAATAAGCATTGTCGGGTATCTCAAACTCATTTCTGTCATTTGCAAAATACCACTGATATTTTGGGTCATACCAACAAGAAATCATTTTACGTTTTAATTCTTCTTTGTAAAGCTGTGCTGGATATAACACTTTTTCACCCTCTTTTCTTTACGACTTGTAAGTTGTCCAGTATACAAAGTTGTGCAGTATGGCGTGAATCGTTCTGCCTATTCTCTGATAGAACTTCAAATCACCATACTTCCAAATTTCTTTAATCGAAATCATATTCATCATCTCCTTTGTTAAATCTTACATAAGTGCAGGAATCAACAAGAACCACAATGTTGATAGCTTATCAAAGTAAATCGTTGCATATGAAATACCTACTGTCATCGCAATTTGCACAAGACCTTTCATTATCCAATAATGAATCAAAGCCTGCATATTGGATTCGTTAACACTTTTATCTTTGGATATCATATTTTACCTCATATCTTATATCTCATAAAGTTTTCTCCGTAAATTTCATTCACCATGTCAAATACATATCCCATACCCAAACCATGATTGTTGCTCGTCCACAACTTCTTCGGATTCCAGTTCTTCCACTCTCCATCATATTCAGGTGCGTTAGGGTCGTAATATGGATTATCTATCCATTCTCCACCCTCGATAGCGAATTTGTACTGCTTTGGATGAGTTCTTGCTAATGCCTGGAATCTTGTTTCACCTTTTTCAAGGTAAACACCAAATGCACAAAATACACAACCAGTCCTTTTACAACCTGTAGTCTCTAACCAAGTTCCATTTTCTACGATATCACCATAGACTGAACATATTTCTAAGTTATTGGTTTTAATATAATTCAAAATATCCTGTTCAGACCAAAAACTTAATGGTTGAGAACTCGGTTTCTTTCCCTCAAAAGCGTTACAGCCTGTTCTTATCCATGACTGTCTACGCATTAATGATTCGTCAGCCATTGTGCCTAAAAATGGTTTGTTGTGTGTGGCTCTCTGATAAATCCCCATTGGAGACTTCTTCATAACATCACAACATTTACCGCTTATAAGAAAAGGTGTGTAAACCAATGGCAACCATTTCTTTTTATTAAACTTACTTTTTGCAGTACAATTGTCGTTACCCAACTCCCAAGAAGCGCAAGTCGCCTTGTATTCTCCTGCCTGATATGTTGACTTTGATGAACTGTCGTACCGTTTGTCAGATAACTCTGCACGTTTGCGGTCTGTAGTGAGGAATTGTTGTGTAGGGGGGGAGCAGAGCATTTGTCTGTTTGCAGGTCTACGTTCTTCAAAATCCAATCTCTTGAAGATTGTTTCCTTAAATCCTCTCTCTCTCTCTCTTTCTCTCTCTGAGCAGCCTGCGGCGGCATTATTGTAAGGTCGGATTCGCCTTGCATAATAAATAGCGTTAGCTACTTCTTTTCCTATCAAGGGATATCCGTATTCTCTGATTACCTTAACAAAATTCATCTTAGGAGTAACAAACGTTGCGCCCTGCTTTCTCGCAAAAGCCTGTATTTCAGGATATTCAAGACCTGTGTTGGAGAAAACTACAGGAACTTCAAATGTAGGGTTAATCGCAGCTATTGTTTTTCTTACGAGGTCAAGGAGAACCGTACTATCTTTTCCACCCGAAAAAGAAACAAAAACATTACCCTCCCAAAAATTAAACCACTCAATAATACGAGCTTGTGTTATAGCAATCTTCTCAGATAACGACAAGGATTGTAATTCCTTTAACCGTTCAGCATCATGCACATCTTGATTGTCAATATAAACTGATACCTTGATATCTTTGATATCTTGTGGCACTTTTATTCACTCTCCTTGTCGTTAACGTCATCTTCAATATAATTCACTTTTGCGCTCATCAATCTTGAAAGTGCTTCCTTTAAAATTTCACTTTCGGCTGCTGATACACTTCCCTGATATGTTTCAATAAGTATTTTTAAATCCTTGCAAACGTAATCATGAACATCTACCTTTTTCAAACCAACCATATTTGAAACAGGGTCAAAACATATTTCAAAAGCATCGCCTTCACGAAGTTTCAACGAACGTCTTATTTCTCTCGGAATAACTACTCTTCCTAAATCGTCCATACATCTTGTAATACCTGTCGAGTTCATCAATTTTCGGCACAGGATACCCCGACTTCTAAAGTCGGGGAGGAATGTGCCTTCCTCCTTTCGGTTAAATAATATTTTGCTTTTTCTATCAACTTTAATTTCTTATAGTTGACACTGCCGTTGTTTACTTTTTCTCCATTAAGTGTTCTAATATCAAAGTAACCGCTTGCTCTTCTTCCAAAGATAAAGTATTCTTCTCCCTGATATAAAACCTTATCAAACAGTCTGAAGCCCTTAACGGTGTACTCAGCTTGATTGCGTTTCCTTATACCACCTTTGAGGATAAAATTCTTATGTATCTGTCTGTTGTGACAACGTACCTTTTTCTGATAGTATACTGTTCCATCAGATTTGGCTTTTGAATTGCCACTTATACATCTCGCATCAATGTAATGCTCTTTAGGCAGTTCGTTCTTTATCCTTATATTCTTTGTGATATATCCAAACGTCATATGTACATCAGGATAGACATCCTTAAGTCTTTCATATACTGTCCATCTCATTATCCCCATAAAAGCTGCATCGTTAAATTTCATGCCTCGTTTTATGGTTTTTGGGAGTTTGACAGTTCCTTTATGAAAGCCTGAATGACACGTTTCACAAAGAGTGATGAGGTTATTGGGAGCATCACCGCCTGTTTTTCTGCTTTCAATATGATGCACATTTAAAATCTTATCCTTAGATTTACCTTTGCAGCATTGGCAAGTATGTTCGTCTCTGAACAACACATACTCACGCACGTTCCAAAAATCAAGCTGGTCGCCCTGCTGATATTCTTCGCCTTGTATATCTGGGTTTTTGATTTTCTGAATATCGAATGAAGCGGTTTCAATGATAATTTTAGATACTGGAAGCATCTTATGTACTTTTGCGATTACAGTCAGATGAGTTCCTATCTTCTGTTCAACACTCGGTGCAAGCCAGCCTTTGTGCTTAGACTTTACTCTGTTATCGAAGCGCGCTTTTCTGTATCTCGTTTTTCTGTTTCGCCTTGTTCTTCTTAATTCTCTTCGTGTAGAGAGTAAATCAACAATGTCGTTCCTTAATGTTACATCAGATTCATACAAGACCTTATTCTTTGTAGTTGCTGATAAGCCGATGTGCTTACTCCCTGCATCTACTCCCAAAGTAACGTCCTGAACATAATCAGTTGTATCATAAAGCAACTGAATCGTAAACGGACAGCGTTTGATTACTTTGGCTTTACCAGCCTTGAGTAATCTTCTGACCTTACCGTGCCGTTCAGTAGGCATAAGAGGCTGTCCGTCTTTGCTTATCACATATGCCATAAACGGCACTCCTTTCTATGATTTGTATGTTTTACTCGATAAGACAGTACATACAAACTGTAAAATGCCTTCCCCAATGTTACCGCAGGGTTTTGCTGTCAGCAGCACTGCCCCTTACCCTACAGAGCTGTTTAACCACTGACCTTAGAGCCGTGGATTAGACATTACGTCCACGGGTAACTATTTAGTATAAAGTACCATTCCTGCGTAACGTAGTCTTTGTTTCAAGACTTAGGGTAGTCAACCGAGCTGTGTTTCAAGCTCCGACCTCTTAGGCTTTAGCCGTAGGTCGGGGTAGTTGACCATAATCAATTTTCTCCTTTATCATTTATTCCTTGATAACACTTCTTATCTGATACAATTCCATTACTTCTGCGTAACTGTTACCAAGAGTTTTGTCTATTCCACAACAAGGACACTTTATATGCCAAGTTTCTCTCCATTCATCAATGGCAATTCGTGTGTCGTAGAATTTTATGTCCTCTCGGTGGAACTGAAAAACACATTGGCAATGAGAACACGTTGCTCTGAAAGTAGGAACAGTTGGTTTTCCCTCTTTAATTATCATCATCAGTATCACCTACCCATTTTTGACTTTCTTCCCAAATACTTTTAGGGTCTTTGTATAATGTTTGTAATTCATCTGTAGTTAAGTAAACGTGAACTGAATGTTGTTCACCTGCGTGATATCTTGCTTTAATAGACACCATTCTTGTAAGAGAAAAGCACCAAATCAGTTTTTGATTTATTGGAACACCACTTTGTAAAGCCACAGGAAAATAACTGTAACAAACGTCAGCGGAATAATGCTCGACCTGTGCCATCCTTGCATAGTCATATTCCCCTCGACCAAAACGTTCAAATTCTCTAAAACTCATAGGTTCATAATGTGTGTAGTTTTCACTATACCATTTTTCTCCATCAGATATGACAATCATCGTTTCACCTCAATTGCATTATCAATAAGCATATCGACAATCTCTAAACAAACCTTATCGTGCATATCGTTAGCTTCATTATCTGAACCATTTCCGATATGGTCTATGCACCAATTGGAGTTGAAATCAATTTGCTTTTCAACGTCTATTTCAACATATCCATTCTCTTCTTTAGCTAAACCTGCCAGAGTTTCATAATAGCGGTTATATCCGATAGTTACCCATTCTCGTTTACAATTAGTAATATCTCTACCTATCATAGCACCAACAGTAGATACTACTACTTGTTTACCATTGTATTCAAGAAGTGTATTCCTACGAAAGCAACATTTGTCTGAGCATATGAAATGACCAGCCCAACCACGTTCGGTAAGTAATACACCTTTAACTTGATAAGTCACCTTTTATTCACTGCCCTCATCTGAAATTACCTTAATCTTACACTTACAAGGGTAAACCAATGTAGCTGCCAACTGTTCTAAAGAAGTCCTACTGTCAAATAACTGGTCGCCTGTTGAACATACAAATGCCACAAGTCCCCCTCTTTTATAGCACAAATCTCCCTTTTCTGAAATAAAAAATCCTATAGGTGCATCTGCAAATCTCACAGGTTTCCTCTTAGGTTTTATGACAAACTTTACCTTACCGATAATATCTTGTAGATTGTTTATATCGTCAATACAAATGTGTGTCTGCTGCTGCATAATCAATTCCTCACTTTCTTACTTCTCGTATTTGGTAATGTTAATTATCTCACCATTTATAGCACTTACAAAATATAGCTGTCCTTGTGTAGTTAAAAACTTAGTAAACCTACCAATCATACTCCATAAGGTATGATAAAAATTGTTTTCTGTAACTTGAATAAAAATTCCCTTTGTTTCAATTGGTGGCTGCATATTGCCAGCTATAAACGACAAATCTCTATGAAGCCTGTCAGGATTTGTCATATAATATTTGTCATTAGCTTTATAAAAAGTCCAATAATAATTGTCGGGAATTATAATTCGTAC